AGCTCAGAAAGTGTACGAACGGAAAGATGAACTATAAAAATCGGAAATGCCAGACTTGCGGGTATTACGGGTTATGGCTTAGTGCTTTTAGAATCTAATTATTAACTAAAAATAAATCACAAAATGAACATTGAAACCACAGAAGATTTAGCCGAAACTTTAGCCGACTGGCTTGGAATTTACGGAGGATGCAAAAACATCAGTAACGATGATGATTTATGCACTTATGATAGAAACAAACCATTTTGTTGCAGGCAGGGATTTGTAGGAGCAATGAAAGAGCGCATGATTGAAGCGGTTGAGATTGATAAAAAACTCGAATCAGTTAATATTAAAATATAATAAAATGGAACTAAATATTAAGACCGATTTAACTCAAACGCTTGGCATAAGAGAAATGCACGAACTAATTGAGATAAACATTAAAAGCGGTAAAAAATTTGAATGTATATTTCTCAACAAAGAACAGGCACAACAAGTAATTGAAAAACTTCAATCATTTATAAACAAACCATGAAAAGACTAACTAAAAAATATTTCAGAAAAACAGCAAATGGAGGTTTTTCTATTTGGTGCCCTGGATGCCATACGGGCCATTTTTTTGACAAAAGATGGACGCTGGATGAAGCGACAAAAACAGTTAAACCTTCAATGAATGTCAATAATGAAGAATGTCATTTTAATATCACAAATGGGGAAATTATTTATCACAGTTGCAGACACAATTTATCTGGTAAAACTGTCTGTATGGTGCCGTTTTAGCATTAGCCATAACGGCTGAAACTATATGCAGGTTTGCGGCTTGCAGAATGTTTCAGAGTAGCACAATTTTCTCCGCAAACTTGCAGATAGTTTTTGTTATACACAGGCATTTTATTAAACATCAAATACATACAAAAATGAAAAAAATTAGAAATGATTATTGTATCAGAATGTTCACAGGAAGCAACGCATTAAGACCAGCAATGACTAAAGTTAGTTTGCAAGATGGTTACTTATATGCAACAAACGCCAATATAGTTGGGAAAATAAAAGCTGACTTATGTGTTCAAAATTATGAAGCTGTTGAAAAATTTCCCAATGCTGAAAAGGTAATAAGTGAACACAAATCAACAGAAAAGAAAACAGTAAGCGTGGATACACTTTTTAACGACTTAATGAAAATTGAGTGCTGTTTTAAACCAAAAATGATTGAGTGCAATAATTGCGATGGTGATGGTGTATATGTTTGCGACCATTGTAATTCTGAATGCGAATGCAAAGAATGTGACGGGACCGGAGAAGTACAAGGCAAAGAACTTGAATTAACAAGCGAACACGACTGTATATTGTTTGGTAAAAAATACAAACTGCAATATTTGGATTTAATAATAAGAACTGCGGTTTACACGGGTGTTAAAGAAATTGAAATTTCAAATCCAGAAGGATTGTCAGGTACTATATTTACGGTTGGCGATTTCACAATATTATTAATGCCATGCTCATCGTAACGCCCTTTATGCTTGTGTATAACAACCGTGCATGCACAACCACATTTTAATATACTGAAACTAAGTTAGTTGCAATAAATAATAAATTAGTTTTACAATAAATAATTAATTTATATTGATATAATTATCTGTGTAATATTGAATTACGCATTAAAGTTGTGGTTATTTACTATTTTCGATGTATATACACAACTAAAAAAAGAACTATGAAAAAATTACTATTAATTTTATTGCTCTCTATCACAATCAATTCTTATTCCCAAAAGTGGGATACGTCGCCATATCGTTCTGCTCCGAAAGTTGGAGAATGTGTGGCAGTAACAGGAATATCCATTCTTGGGTTGAAGGCAGTCGGGCTGCTGGAAGACCGGTTTAATTTCCATGATGCAACTGCAATTATTGGATATGCTTTAGGTGCGTCTGGAGTTTATATTGCCATAAATCAAGGCAACCACAAACAACGTAAAATGAACGGAGGGTTTTACGCCTCGGTAAATAAAATAGGAATTAAACTTAACTTTTAAAAATCAAAATCATGGAACTCATTGAAACTTTAAAAATCGTAGGATTTTTTGTGCTTATTTTAGTGTTTGGATATTATATTGTTGGTTTTTACGTTTTTCGTTCTGGATTAATTAACTCTGACCGGAAAATAGCCGAAATAGAAGCTTCAAATACCCGGCACATGATAAAACGGATACAACAAGGCGTTCAGATAGAAGATTTGCGTATTGAGCTAAAACAGGCCGAAAATTCAACCAAGCGAAAATCATTAAGGAAGGAAATTGCGAGGTTAAAAGGGCTTAATACGGGACTTGAAACGACAATTAGCAACGTGAATAGCCAGCGAATGAAACTCATTGATATTTTCAATAAAACTGAAAACGAATACAAAGATCGCATCCAGCATCTGACCGAAACTATTGAGAAGCGTAAACATCAATCAAAACAAAATGAGGTCAACTCTGAATTATGGAAATCAATTACAGACAAATATAATCATTTTTCAAAAGGTGACGTTTTCTGCACTGGGAAGAGAATTCCATCTGATCCGATGTTTTTAATATTAACCGATAATCAGCGAACTGATTGGATGGTTGATAAAAGTCATTTTAAACCAGTAAAAGTATGAAACGAAAACGAATCTCCCCGCCTTCAATAGTCCTGATCATCATGGGGTTATTCATTATCTCAATGGCTTTTATCTCTTGCAGGGCAGTGCAGGATTTCAAGGGGTATGAAAAGTATTTAAGGAATACGGACTGGAAAACCACAAAGAAGTAAAATATGGAAAATGAATAAAATGATCAAACTTAAACTTGAAACTCTTAGAGAATTTCAAGAAAACTATCCGAACTCTTGCGTTGGTGGTAGTATAGGATTAATGCTGCACGGAATAAACCTTAAACGTCAGTTGTTTTGCTCTGATTTAGACATTACAACAAAAGAGTTTAATAAAACTAAATATAGCATTGATGAACTTAGCCAAAGAAGCGATAATAATGATTTTGACTATTGTTTACTAAAACACCACGAAAATGGCAACTATACAAAATTGGATATTCGTGTTAATTATGAATTTACTTTTGAAGTAATTGAATTTGAAGGTCACAAATATAATGTGACTAAAACAGATGAAATATTATTTTGGAAGAAAATATACGCCGACAAAGGGTCAAAGAAGCATATTAATGATTTAATAACTCTCAAAACTGGGGTCAGACCACTAGAATCCACTGAGATTATAAATGACGATGATCTTCCTTTTTAAAACATAAATGGCTACCCATTAACCTGAGTAGCCATTTATTTAGCACAAAGCCAATATTTTAGAAAGACGTTTCGCCCGGTCTCCAACCTGAACAGCCCACTTTGAATTAAGCATCTGTTTTGATGCCTCTTTGTAGTTTCCAAACTGAATTAAACCCAGTGTTGTATGAAATCCAAGCAGTCCGTTTATTCCTAGGTTAAACGCCATGTTTATTAGCACCAATTTGACCGTTTCAGGCAGTGTTTTGAACCAAGCGACATGATTGTATAGTTCTGTGCTAAAATAGCCCATATCGTTCGATAATAGGTAATCTGCCTCATCTTGATTGATGCCTCGAATCTTTAACGCTTCAATTACCTCATTTTTGGCATAAACACCTAAATTAAGATAGTCACATTCTTCTTTTGTTAGTCCTTTTGTTTCTAAGCATCTGCCTATTCCGATTGTGTCTAATCCCTCTGAATCTTTATAGACGCGCAAAACATTACCTTCGTCAATTCGAAGTTGCTTATTCAGCGTGTCAATTCCTTGTTGGCTTAAAATGTCAGTTATTTTCATCTTGGTAGTTTTTGTATTTTGGGTTTGTTTCTCGTTTGTTTTTTCTGGGTCGAAGTCCGTTATTTCGATCACAGTACTGTTTGAACTTTTCGCTGGTATAGGAATAATTTTCAGGTCCGTTTTTAAAACGGGCTTTAGCTTTGTCAATATGAGTTTTAGACACATTGTTGAGTTTTTAATCCGGCTCCCGAAAGAACCGGATCTTTGTTTATCAATTTTGGTTTATTGTTTCCCGAACACCACAAGTGCAAGTTGTGCCAACATTTCAACACCTGCCTCAATCTTTGCCTCTGCTTCGTCGTTCGGTAAATCAAATTTTGCCTTAAACACTTCAACCAGTGCTGTAATATCTTCTGGTTTTGCCGCTTTAATTTCTTCCTGAATTACTCCAAGATTTTTGAATACACTTACCAATCCGATTGCTTTCACGGAGATTTGAATACCTTCTCCAAAATCTACCTTACCGTCATCACTGACAGCCTCCACTACCTTGTTGCCAATATCCAACAGAGTGATTAGAGCTTTTTCTGTTTGTACCATGATTTTATTTATTAATTTGGGAACATACCCATTTTTTTATTTCTGCACTATTTCATTAGATGGACGAGCCAGAATCTCTTTGTTTGTCGTGGTCATATTGGCCACCTTAGCGGCTCCAACACCAACCCCGGCTCCAAGCACCCCAAGTCCTGATAAAACACTCATACCGATAGTAACCCAAAGCGGAACGGCTATGCCGCCGGATGCAATACTTGTTACAACAACCACCCCAACGCTTCCAATTCCCCCGCAAATCCATGCTGCCACTTTTGCCCAGCCTTTGATGCGTTCAAAAAACGGTGGAGTTGTGGTTTGTCCCCGGTCTTTTGCATCATTAATAACCTCTTTGACTGTTACTATGTTGCCTTCGATTGTTTCTGTTGCCATAGTTTATAATTTTAAGAATTTACGAATTTTCCAATATTGTTCATGTACTTTTGCCCTATTCTTTTTATAGAACAGCTTCAATAGTGGTGCAAAATTTATCTTAATTGTTGGTAGTTTCATTTAATTAGATAATTAACGAATGTGAATACAACGCCAATAATCACTGCCAAGATTGTGATTCCGGCATACAGTTTGTTTGTGGACATACCTGCCCCCTTATCTTCTGCGATATGGGCCAGTACCGGCTTAAGAACTCCTCTCATTTCATCAATAAATGAAGTTAACTGGTTTTCAGTTTTTGAAAATACAGCCGCCAAGTCACCATGTGTGACATAAGCACCACGCTCAGAAAGACTTTGTTCACGGGTTTTATCAGCCTTGTCATCTTTGTAAGTTTGGATTTGACTTGCAAGATCCAAAGCCTTGGCATCCGCTGTTTCTTTGATTCTTAGTGCCATAGCCCTTAGCTCGTTTTCTGAAGAGTAGCGTTTATCACGCTCTTCGTGAAACTTTGCATCGGCTTTTCGCATTGCCTCATTATGTACTCTATATTTCATAACTATAAGTATAATTTCTGGGTCTCATTCCAGAATATGAGTTAATAAATCATTTATTTCAATTCAAATTTAAAATCCGACCCAATTAGTTCCGTTAAGGTGACAAAATCCAGTCAAAAGTTACGGTTCCTGTCAATCCTGCCATATATGTAACATCAAATGTTGTGGTTGTTTTATTAGTTACATAAAACAAAGCCGCAGAAAGTACAGAAGTAGGAGTAACATTTACTTTATAAGTAGTATTTGCCATTGTTCGTCCTATTGTTACTGTAAATACCGTTGTTGCTGTTCCTACTCCAGAAAAAGAACCCGCTATTGGTAAATTAGTACCTGTGATTGTTCCATTCACATTCAAAGCACCATTCACCGTTAATTGTTGTCCCGTAAGTGAACCCGCTGTTCCCGAAAATTGGCCATAAAGAAGAGAGTATGCTTTATCTGATGCCATTGAACCTCCCTGATAGATATTGTTTAAATAAAAAGAATTAGCATCAGTTGACGCATAACCTGCCCAACATCCGATACCAACACTTCCCGAACTTGTTGTATTAGAAATAAGGGCATTAACACCAATAGCGACATTATTTAGTCCTGATGTATTATCCTGAAGTGAGGAACTACCAATCGCCACATTATAATAACCTGATGTATTATCCCTAAGGGCATTTGAACTCAAAGCAACATTGTTCCCAATAGAGTTTTTTCCTAAGCTCACTTGTAATCCATTTACTGTCGTTGGGGTAATTGCACCTAAAGCAATAGTAAGTGATGGAGTTGTGCCTCCTGAAGAAGTGCCTGAAACACCGTTGGCAGTTGTTACCCCGATTGTTGTTACTCCACTACCTGTGCCTGTAATTGTTATCGTTCCTGCACTCTGTCCTAAAGTTATTCCTGTTCCGGCTGCAAAAGTAGCTGTATTACTTCCTGAAAGGGCAATGGTCGGTGAAGTCGTACCGGCAATGGTTAAGGTTTGATCTCCGGTATTACTTCCTGAAAGTGTCGGTTTATTCCTTATCCAATTATTCTTTGTGCTATCTGTTTGGTTCCAATCAGCTTTAAACCAGTTTGACCAAGCCGGTGAAGTAGTGTTATTCGTAGGTTGAATTAGTACCTGATTAGCGTTTCCCGCATAGCCTGTTCGCGACCAATCAAGAAAGGTTGATACTCCTGATAGTTTGTATCCGGTGGCATCAACGGTTGCTGCGAAGATGGCGTTATTTGTTGCGATGTCTAACGTGAGCACATCTATTCCTATATTTTCATTATAGATTACATAGTTATCCAGAAAAAAGTTTTCCCTCATGCCAGTAAGCCAGCGGTTATTATTTGCTGTTCTAAATTCCATGCCGCAATAATTTGTTAAAGCATCTCTATTTAAATATAATCCTGTTGTATTTCTATTAATTGACACAGTTCCATTTATAAATGTATTACCATTAACAGCCAACTTATTATTAGCAATTTCTGTTCCTGTTGAGTACCCGATGCCGACGTTGCCGTTATTATCAAATCTGACCTTTTCCGAAATAGTTCCAGCATTATTAACACTAAATTTCAACGCACCACCCAATAGTTGTTTCAATCCACCTTCTAAAATATATCCATAACCATCAGCTTGAAGTTGTAATCCTGAATAAGTATCAACATATGGAACCACTGGAGTATTTATATCCAATTTATACACAGGTGCCGTCGTCCCGATGCCGCCTATTTGATTAACTGCATCCCAATAAAAACCGCTGTTAGCTAAAACAGTAGCACTCTTATAAGGCACATATCCAGTGGTTAATCCTGTGGCAGGATAAACAGAACTTGGTGAAAAATCAGTAGTTGACGAATTTGCAGCGGTACCGAATGTTCTACCCTCTAAAACAGTTCCTGAAGTTGTGCCTAAATTAAGATTGAACCCTGTGTTCTTTGAAAAGGCGTTTTCTTTACTTGATAAATCAACCGTCAAATGACTTGCTGCCGTTCCTAATCCTGAAAGAGGACTATCAACGGTTAGACCAGTCAGATAACCAGCGCTAGCATGATTTCCCCAAAGATAAGCAGCATAACCCAAACTCCAGCGAGTTGTATCAGGTTCGGTTATCTCTTGTTTGTTCCAATAATTAGCGAGTGTGTCTTTGGTTGCTAAATTGGTAATGTTGGGTATTTTGATTGTGTCACCTAAATAGATGTTTGTGATTACAGGTACTTTGGTTGTTGTATAATAACACATTGCCTCCGAAGTTAATCCTGCCCACGTACTATTACTTATGGGTCTATAAACTCCGCCCTCGAACCCGTGAATATATTCACCCGTCCTGTATTTGTTTTCGTTTAGGTTTTCAGATAACCATTCAACACCATTTATAACAATTGTAGGATATGCTTTAAAATTATTTCCTGTATAAGTTCCGGTGTATCCATCTGAATGAATTGTAGTTGGATTACAAAGTCGTATAGAATATCCCGTTACTTGATAATCATCTCCCTCTACATCTGAACTTAATAAATAAGAATAAATTTTTAAAAAATAAAAATCAGTGGAACTCCATAATAATCCCATATCACCTATGACCGAACAGTTTTGATCCAGATTTCTATAACCCCCGGGTTGAGCAGTAAAACCTGTTTCGTTGGTAGCTCCGACATTCGGACTAAGCCAATGCACCGTACCTGTTTCTTTTAATTTTCCACCAGCAACACTTCCTCCACCCAAATAAGTAATCAAATCATCAAAAATAGTTTTACTAGGTACTATCCAATTATCATCACTACTTATTTTTCTTACATCAGTAGTCACAAACTGATTGTATAAAGCTCCGTATTCATTTGTAGTTGTTGTAATTGAATCCCCTGTTGTAGTTTTAATCAAGGCACTATCACCCTTTAAAATACCTCTTTTAAGTTTCAAACTATCCAGAAAACATTTGTCAACAGCTAACATATAACCGTTATTATCACAATCAGCGGGATTAATCGAAACATCGTAAACTTTCTGGCTGGTTTTCGTTACTACGATCGGAGAAGTTCCGGTAACGCTGTCAGTCTTTGAAAGTGCTTTGAAGTTGGTAAAATATCCTTTCAAACCAATAGTATCTTTGACCTGTACAAAATTTAGGAAGGTAAGGCTGTCAATTTTGTGCTGAAATTGTTTTGCTCCGGCAAGTTTTGTCCAACCATAAGAACCCTTCCATATCCAAACAGTTGAATCTTCGGGATTATACCAAAAAGTTAGATTGTTAGGAGTTTGTAACTGCACCCGTGGCGGTTTTGCAGGAGGTATATCCTGAGCAAACGAACTTATTCCCAACATCAGGAAAACGATCGAAAATATTAATAATAGCTTTTTCATATTATGTTATTGTAAAAGTATGAATCCAGACAGTGGGTCTGAAAACGTACCAAAATTAATTGAAACAATCAAATTATCATCATCTAAAATAAATTCAGGTTGTGCTGTGTGTTTTGCCGGGTTCCCATTTTCGTTGATGAAATAAAGATCAACCTGCGGCATTTTCGGGTATTGTCCATATTTTGCCGCGTAAATCGAATAATCAGGGATATCCGGATTGTCGATATTTGTAAACGGTATGGCTGTTTTACTTGCCGTGCCCGGTATCTCTATGAAATTTTCATCAGCCAAACCACCAATAAAAGCGTATTGCCTGCCATCAAAATCATTCAACCCTGCATCAAAATCTTCTGTTGTGGAATACGAAAATGAAGGCGAAGTATCAACTTTCGGCAATAGTATAATAACCTCAGTTTCCGGAAAACGATGTTCAAACGTAACCCTTAATAAATATTCTAATATGGATTCAATGATATAGTTCCCAGTTGATTCATCAACATAGTAATTTTTTAACTTCTCATCTAAAATAGAAGCCATCGACAAATTCCTAGGATCAAATACTTTTATTCCCATTACGGATTTATTGTTACATAAAATGGCACTTCATCTTCTGAGGCATAGGGTGGACTTTTTTTCCATACCTTATTATTTTGATACCCCGTTTTATTATCTGTTGTTGAAATATCTGAAAACTTTGATGTGATGTTAACTCCCGACCCGTCAACGACCTTGAATGTTTTTCCAACTGGAACGGATAGAAATAAAGAATTACGTCCTGCCAATGGAATTGTATTCAAGGCGGCTTCTGAACCGAAGGAAAATGAAAAATCAGTAACTCCTGAGGGATTGAAGGTCATTCCGGTATATTGACCTGCCCTATATGGATCAGGTGCAGGAGGTTCGGTCAATGGACAAGCTGAGTGGTTAGTCCTCGAAATAGGTTCCTCTTCGCCCGTGTATCCCCAGGTACTTGTCGCTGTGTTATATTGTTGTTTTCTGTTTATACCGATCTGAATACCTGTATTATCTTCTCCTGACAAAACACAACTTAAATCTTCTTCAACCCATCTCGTAGTGGTTACAATTGGAGGTTTCGGAGTTGGCACGGTAGCAATAAGACTGTAAATCATTGCCGGTCTTCCCGAAGGAGGGCAATAACCACAAAGCAAAATATCTGAAATGTCGATCGAACCGTCATCATTAACGGCGATGATTGAATAGACATCTCCGAAATAACTCATAAAGCTATAGCCTATCTCCACGTCTCTTTCTGCTGCGCCCAAATCATTCAGGTCAACAGGATTAACGTAAGTTCTAAAAGTGGCAGGGACAGGAGGGTTGGCGGTTAAATCTTCTGGAGTTAATTGAAAAATTTCTTTGATCCTAGTTTCCCAAGCTACCAATGGAACCGATATACTGATTATATCAGTAGTAAAATTAGTCCATAACGTTGATAGCTTGTTCGTTGCCATTATTTAAACATTAAAATGATGGTTAGTGGAAAATCATAGTTTGGTGCTAATCCTTCAATAATGAGAGTTTCGTCATTTTCTATAATACCGGAGTAAGCATCCCGTTTGGGTGTCAACCACCTCTTTCCTGTTTCATCGGTTACTTTTACGGTAATTGATGAAACCTCGCGACCTGTTAAAGTATGGACTATTTGTAAATTCATGGTGTTGTCACCTACAGCCGTTAATACCCATCCTGTTGGGTAGTCGGTTGTTTCAACGGCATCGGCTAATCTTGTGGTTAAGGAGTCACCGGCCGGAAGTGTGATAGTTTTTGAAATTGGCGGAATTGGAAGCGCCTCAATGACTGCGGCTAAAGCCATTGCATAACCCATTACTTCAGCGAGCGCGTCCTCGACATTTTCAGCATCGTAAATATCAGCAGCATCTGTAATTGCTACATCAATTGCAGCTTGAACAGATGATAATGTGATCGGTTCCAAAGTTGTTTTATCTGCCAGAAACCAATATAGAGTAGTCCCAATCACAACCTGCATGAATGGATATCTCGACCCTTCATCTATTCCTGCTAATACCGCCACCTCTGATTCCCACGCAACCGCATTATCAAGATATGGCTCCTCAATTGGTCTGCCTGTCGTGCTTAAAAATCCTATGTCAATCGGTGCACCTATCATATCGTTTTATTTTAAGTTTAAAAATATCTTACTGCCCGAACTCCGCCGTTTGCTGTTAGTTTATAGTTATTTCCGCCGCCTCCGTTTGTAACATACATCGCATTATTGCTATCATATTCCGTTGAGCTCCAATAAAGAACACTATCAAAATCAAGTCCTCCAATTGCAACTCTATTGTTATATATTTTTAGAAGCTCTTCATAACTTGGTAGAAACCAATTTGAATAATTACCAATACCTACCGATCTGGCCGACTGTGCAGCGTATGGAATTATTGTAGCTCCAATAGATGCAATAATATTAAGTGTATTTTGCCGTCCGGCTCCAATTGCGGTGCTTAAACTTCCGGTTAATCCAAGATATGAATTTGACCATTTTGCATTTGCGTTATCGGTTGGAGCAACCACTATTCCGTGAGTTTGACCAGCGATATAGCCTACATCTCCTGATTCAAAGATATAGCCTATGATTCCACCAGCGTATGAATCACCAATAGCAACGTCAAGTAATCCCGAAATCATGACATAGTGAATTGTCTTTTCAATTCCGTCTGTGAAAGTCAACGGAGTAACAAAAGTATAAATGTTCATCAGAACCGTATTTGTTCCAAAAGTGAAATTTGCAGTAGTTTTTTGAAATCCGCTCATCAATTCAAATGTTTCGAAAAAGTAAACACTTACAAGGTCGCCAAAAGATGCCGGATAGGCAATACAGTTTCTTTGACCAACAGCCGGAGTAAATGTCCATTCAATATTTTCTTTAACCGCGTCCAGTTCTGTCATTGACTTAACTTCTGATTCAGTCGGATTGAAATAAGTGGAAACAGTACCAATGTACATTTTAATGGTTGAATCCGGAATTATTGGCTTCGATAATTTTGAACCGATATTGTCAACATTTATTCCAATCGCAATTTTTTGAGTAAGTTTTAAAGATGCTTGGTAAAATGTTGATCCTCCAAATCGTTCAGCTTCAATTTCCCCTTTTTTAATATACTGAATTCCGTTGACCATGAAAATGTCAAGATTTGATGCCATTCCAAGTTTTGCAATCATGTAATCAGGAACCGGACCCGTTTTTAATGTTTTCCCGGTAAAATATGAAGCTGAAAGAATAGTTAGACTTTGCGAACCCTCGAGTACTTCGGATTTATCGCTGTCATTTAAATCAGCATCTAAAGCTTCTATAAAAAAATCAAGATACTTTCCAGTGTTATCAAGTGCCGACCAGTCAATAAATCTATTATCTAGGTCTGATTCTATCCGGTCAAGGTTAGTACATTTTACATATTTAATTAAACCCTTGTTGATTTGTTCGGTTAAATCAGAAATAGAAATAGGTTCACTTGTCAAAACGTCCGTTCCCTGAGTTGCAGTGAATGAAACAATTTTGTCATAATACGGAGAATCTAAGGTAACTACAAAATTTGTGTAATAACGGTTATTATCCGTTCCATAATGTGACCCGGTTCCCGGAATTAAAGTATTCCACGAAATTGTCATTGATTCTATTTGAGTTCGCCCGTAACGTGAAATCAGCGTTATTGGAGAATCTGTATCACTTTCAAATTGTAAATAAACTACATGATCTTTATTAAACTTCTGATAGTATGGCCGGATCAAACTATTTGTTTGCTTTCTGTCGATGTGAAGCGTATTCCACATGTTCGGAAATTCAGCCGGATAACTTGCCAGCTTCTTAAATGTAATACTATTTAATATCGAACTTGATAGCATGTTGATGTTTTTACAAATTTAATTATATTTCTCAATTATAGTAATTGTTGCCTCATCTTTTCCGGTTGGCATTTCAAATTCAATCAAATATCCTTTGACTGAAGCACCTTTAATGTCTAATCCAAAATCAAACCAACCGGTTAAATTAGCCTTCAATGCCTCTAAGTCTTTCATGGTAAACAGGCAGGTGACTTTGTGCTTCATCGGCAAATAAATAGGGTCTGCCAAATCAGAAACTGGTATGTTTGCGTTTTCGATGATTGAATGATCATAACCCTCGCCCGTCGTTTCTAATGTCTGTAAATTATTAGATGTTTGAAAAGTCAGAAAACTTTTAGAAAAAAAAGGTTTTGCCAATGCCGATTTAAGCCTATTTGCCTGGCGAATCAACATTCTGGTTGGCGTAAAATATCGGTTTAAAAGATCGTTTCTGAAAATACTTGAATTGTTTTCGATTGCAATATTTTCAGATCGTTCGGGTTTCCATTCACTTATGGTTATTCCAAAAATTGTAAAATTAACTCTTTGAGATTTGGTAATGAATATATCTGAATCTTGCTTGGTATCGGTTGTGTCGATCGGCGTATTTAGGCTCACCAATATACCTTCAGTGTCGCCGCGATAAGTTGCGATATTTTCGAACTTAGTTGCAGTATTTAGGATTGACGTTCTTTGACTTGTCGTATTTGGTTCAGCCAGTCCATTTATCTGAAGATATTCGAATTTATCAAATCCTGATTTAATATCATTTGGCGCATATTCAATCATTACTTGTGATTCAATATCATATTTATTAAACCGGCTCGATAATGGCGGGTCTAATATTATTTCATCATCAATCCCTCCTTTAAAGAAGTGAGCATACTCTTCAATCCTCAATCTTGTTGTTCCTAATATTACTTCAAATCCATAGCCTAAATTCCAAATTGATTTGGCAGTTTTTAATAAGTCTTTGAAATTCACAGGCAGTGACATCTGGGAAAGAAGCATTCCCCTAAGATTAAGACCTCCCTGAATATGTGCAAAACTTAACTGATTTTCTGAACTATAGACACTTCCTATCTTATCGTATTTTACATCTGTTCTTCCAAAGAAATCAGAATAGAGCGGATATTGAGTATCAAAAATATGCTGGCAAATGCGTTCAAATGCTTCGTAAATCGGAAATCCTTCGACTTTACGGGCAGGAGAGGCGATAACTTCTTGAGTAAATGAAACTTTTGCAGTCATTAAAAAAGCATCGGTACCAGAAATATCACCAGTTCGTACTACTAATCGAATATTTTCACCTTCTTTTATATCAAAAGTTTCGGTACCAGAAATATTAACGCTGCCTGAATCATTACCAAATGAACCTAAATCAATAACATTATCAGAGAAATTTAATTCTGCTGCATCTGAAATTATTAATTGAACATCCCATGGAGGCGTGTACCCCCATGGAGATGCTACATTAAAATTAAAATTATAGTTAAAAATGAAAGTTCTTGGATAATGTGAATTACTTAAAAGTTTGGAAATGTTTTTTATGTTAGTAATTCTATTTTTAAATGGTACTGCTAATATTTCACCGTTGAAATCATTTTTAACAATGTCGAGTGGAATTGTAGCAAAACAATAACCCCCTTTTACTCTTGGAAAATCGTATAACCCATTAATTAGCGCATTACTAAAATCATAAGATCCTGACAGTTCAGCGAAGTTATAAATGTTCGTTGCATCATAATTGATGAATTTCTTCATTGATTGATAATCTACAATTGGAATTTCACCAATTGAAACCAGTTTATTTAAATCGACGTCAATATCCTGACGTTGATCAAATTTGGTTTGAATAGAACTATTGATAGCCTTAACCCTAATTCCAAATGAAAATTTACCAACTTTTACAGTTTGGTAGAAATTGAAATCAATATTGTAGCGTTCTGGGAATTCAATATACTGGCGACCGTTTGCCGGAACATCAAAATCAAATTCTTTCCAGCGGTATTGAATCAAAGTACATTTTGCATTCAACCCGTAAATATCATATAAGATCCTGAGCAACTCGGCACCATTCCCGACAAAGGTTAATGAATCGGCATTTGACGAAATAAACACGCCTCCGACTTCTAAGTCGCGTTTAATTGTGATTTTCCCGGAAGCCCATTCGATGGGTTCAGTATCGCAAATGATTTCCTTTGCATCGCATACCAGTTTGAAAATATACCTTGCTGGCGTTAATGATCCTATATTGCTGGGAAATGTCATATCAATAAAATATTTTTGTTATATTTGTAGTTCAAATGGTCAAGATTTGAACAAAGATATTTGAGTTTATAAAAACTCACGAACCCGATTCCAGTTGCTTGACCCCTCTGATTTCGGGTTTTTAATTTACCAAAATGAAAGAAATTAAAATTTCCAAAGGCTTTATTGCTTTGGTCGATGATGAAGACTACGAAAGAGTAAATCAATTTAATTGGAACGCTATTAACGGCAAACAGACAAAATATGCTGTAAGGTGTAGAAAAATTAATGGAAAGTGGAGAAATCAGCTTCTTCATCTTTTTATATTGGGATATGAAAATAAAATAGCAAAAAATATAGAAGTCGATCATGAAGATCACAATGGACTTAATTGTCAAAAGTATAATCTCAGGATATGCACTTCCTCTCAAAATGGAATGAATGCACTTCCAAGAAAAAATGGAACATCTAAATACAAAGGAGTATGTTTTAATAAAGCCGCTAATAAATTTATAGCTCAGGTGTCCTACAACAAAAAAGTAATTTTTCTTGGATATTTCAATGATGAAATAGAGGCGGCTCGTGTTCATGATGTGGCGGCAAAAAAATATCATGGTAATTTTTCTTTTTTAAATTTTATTGATTAATTATTTCGCATCAGCCTATTCAAATAAATTGTTTGGCTGTTCGTGGTTGCCTGACCAATTACCCGGTTTTCTTTGTCAAAAATCATTACGGGTTTACTCATAATTGCGTGTTCAACATTACTTAATCCTTTCAAAATTCTATCATCTGTCATTTGCCTTCCTCCTGCCATGTGTTCACTCAAATTAATGATCTGTTCAGTTATCGCGTTGGATTTGATGTTTGCGCCCTTAAATTTACTTCCTTCGAAATAAGTTGGTTTATCTGCCAGTAATACTTCACCTGAACGAAGAAAAGCAAGTTCACGCCCGGCCTCTCCAAATATACCACGTTCGGGTGCAAACTCTACACCATCCTTGAATGTTGGTATTTTTTGAGCCTGAACTATTCCAAGTTCTAAAGCTCCCATTGCAATTATCCAAGGAATTAACGCGGGTGTCAACAAACTAGCCACAACGTCCTTAGCTGTATTTATTATAATATTAAATTCAGCTTGTAATTTATCTGCCTTTGCCTGTTTGGTTTTAATTGCAGCGGCTTTCTTGTCGTACTCCTCATTTATCTTTTCTTTTTGAGCAGCAGTAAGTTTTTCGTTTGATAGTTTTTTTTGTCGCTCTTTGTCAAGTGCTGAAAGTTCCTCATCACGTTTTGCACTTCCTAAATCAAAGATTCCATTAACTGCCTCAGATGCCATTTGAAACTGAATATCCTTTATTTTTTCGGCTGTTTTCTTTTCGTCTTCAATCTTTTTTTCAGCGGCCTTTTTTGATAGTTCTCTTTCATATTCGTACATTGCCTCTTCATCATCAATGGATTGCTTTATCAGGTTTTCCCTTGATTTTTTGATCTTGTCATAATAAGCAGTATTTATATCATACTCGGTCTTAAGTCCTTTTTCAATTTCTTTGTTTTTGTCATCCTGTGATTTTAATTTAACATTCTGAATTGCAAGCTCAATATCTTCATATTCTTTCGTACCGGATTTGTACAACGAAAGTTTTTTATTCAAAAATGTAATTTCCTGATTGATTAATTGATCCTGATATTGTTTCTCCGAAGTTATACCGTCAATATGAACCTGATTAATTACTTCTTTGGCCTTTGTATATGCGAGCTCAACAGCATCTAATTTATCTTTTAGCGCCTTTTCTGTTGCTGCTTTTTCTTCAGCTAATATTTCTTTTTGTCCAGTTTGTAAGCTTTTGGAGGTTCGTATTTGTCGCCCTGCGCTTTCCGTTCTTAATTCATTTTCTTTTGCGATAGCTTCGGCAAGTTTTTTATCATCTTCATTTCTAAGTTGCCCAGAAGATTCTTTTAATTTATTTATCTCACGTAAATTATCAACAACATTTTTTTGATGTATTACTTCCTTGTCTGCTGTTTCATTTTCAAGTTTCAATGCGGTTTTAAGTCCATCAATTCTTTCTTCTAATGATTTTGAACTATCAGCGTATAGCAATCTTGCTTCTTTAATTTTTAAATTTGCTTCTGAACGTGGAACTATCAACTTTATCTCAGCTTTTTCCATCTCCTGAAGTTTAGCTGTATATTTTTCAGCTATAACGGCGGCAGTGTCCATCTTAACACCAAGATCAGTCCATGCTGGATTGATTCCATGTAAAAGAAGTGTCCAGAAAACTTGCATTTTTTTGTTTGGATCGTCAAAAGGTGCAGCCATTTTTTGTCCTGAACTTATTAGCTCACCTACCAAAACATTAAGTGAAGCCTTAAATCCAGCAAATTTACGTTCCAACATTTCAACCCCTTCTTCTGATTTAAGAAAGAATGCTGCAAGTGGCGCACCAATACTCAATATTGAACCTCCAACCCACAATCCAACGGGACCAAATGCGCTTAATTTTGTAACAAGACCTTCAGCTGCACCCATAGCAGAACCCAACGGACCCGGTAATTCTGAAATAATATTTTTAAATTTTCCTAACTGGTCAGCATAACCACCAACGCCACGTTGATGTCTGTTAGTTGCGGCCTCTGCCTTTCCAATTTCACGGCTAAGATTGTTTATTTGGTCTGCGTTAGCTTTTGTCCGGCTTCCGGCCTTGTCATAAGCGGCTGTGAGTGTTGAAAGTTCCTGCCTCATCCGAACCAACGACCCAGCCTCAGCATCACTGGCTTTTACCTTATCCTGAATAGCTTTCTTCTGATCTGCAAGTGCTTTATTGTTCTTTAAAATCTGCTCGTACATTTGAGCATCGAAAGTTTTTAGTTTTGCCTCTGAATCGGTTAACTGTTTATTTGCAGCATCCAATAGCTTTTGAGCATTAGCGGCCTCTTTCTGAGCCTTTGCCAGTCCGTCAATAGTTGCAGTATGGGTTTTTACCTTTTCAGTGGCATCGCCCATATTTTTGACCAAGGTCAAATAAGTACCCGCCAAACTTTGGAGTGCCTTGTCTGATCCGGTAATTGCTTTCGTTACCTGCTCTAGGTTGGTTATTTCTGCACTATTGGCCATCTTCGTTTGGTTTTTGTGATCTGATTCTATCTTCAGCTATTTCTTTCATTTCACAGAAAGTAATTAGCCTCATATTTTCGTTATAACTTTCACCCATGAAATTGAAAATTGAATAAATAATCCGGGTTAAGTTTGCCTTTTCAGTTTCATCCGGTTTAATTTCCGGGAACATTTCTTTGTACTTGTCTATTTTAAACTCTACATAGTCATTAAAATCAGTTATGTCTTTCGGTTCCTTAATGTCAATTCCTGTATATTTTAAAACCTCGGACAATACCTCTTTCAACTGTTCTGATTCTGCGAAGTCTTTCCCTGCTATTAATTTCCAGATTGCTATTTTTGACTTCAATCTTAATTCGATAATTACCAATTTGTAAAGAGCTTCCAAAATTTGAAGGTTGCGATATGATATTAGTTTGTCAAAGTCGTTTTGAAGCTGGTCAACTGCACTATTACCGATTGATTCAAATATCTTCTTAGCCAATGATTCTAATTCTTTCCGACAAAAGTAAATTGGAATGAACCAAAACTTTTTCAGGTGTCCGGCTGATTTGGTGGCATCCAAAAGGATAACATCTTTGATGGTTATATCATAATAAGATTTGATCATTGGAACGTAAATTTTTTATAGTCTTCAACTACTAATTTGTCATTTATATCTTTTGCTTTTGACTGATTGTTCGGTGTAACCCCGAATATTGAACCACCATATTGAGGCGACAAATACGGCCTCACCCTTGAATTTATGAAATACTCTTTTTCGTTAGGCATAAAGAAAATCATTTCGTCTTGAAATTGTCCAGACAAGAAAAAATCTGGTTTGCTTTTACCTGCTTTCCGAGCGTATGCTTTTGATAACTTAGTTGATCCGGTTGAAACTCTAGTCAGTGGCTTTCCAGTTGCATCTTTTGAAGATATGAATTGACTTCTATTAATATCAATCATCAAATCTTTATTCGATTCAACTACTCTGATAATGTTCGCGTTCATGTTTGCCACGTACTGAGCCGACCGTTTCGCTATTTCAACAATTTGAGAAATCATACATTTACAATTAATTCATCAATAGGATAACCAAATATTTCATCTAATATGTCTAAATCCTGCCATTGATATTTATATGTTTTCATGACTTTAATAAAATAGGGTGGCTAATCACTTAGTCACCCTATGTAAATCAAGCCTCAGCGGCTTTTGCTTTTGGTTTATCCGGCAATTTTACACCTAACGATTTTGCAATCTCTTCAGGTGTTTCCGTTACATGACCTTTCAGACTGGAATTGTACAAGTCCATGAATTGAACCCATGTCCATTTACTCCAATCATTCATTGGGTCACTTACATTTATATCCACGCTCCCGAATTTCATAACTATGCGGTTACGTCCACGTTCAGGACATTCGACAAATAAGTCACATGACTGGCAGTGATCTTTTCAGCCTGAATTTCAAAGTCACCAGTTAAAACGGCTGCTGAATTTTTGAAAGTCAAGGTGTAAATACCAAGTGAAGCAGACGTAGCGGTGCAAATTGTACACGCTCCTGCAATATCATTTGAAAGAGAAATAACAGGCCATTCAGCAACCGTGGCAAATACTGCACAAGGTGCACCAGAAACGCGGTGAGTCGCTTTGATAACTACAATACCCGTTGCATTGTCATAAGCTGTCACAACTTCGATGTTAACACCAACAGGAACAACTGCGGCCAATTCTTTCAAAGTGAAAGCTGGTTTTACAATCTGATAGTTTTTGAACTGATCGACATCATCGAAGATAATATCAAAAGCATGTGCAGCTGTTTTTGCAGCCCCACCAGCTTTAGGAAGATCAAAATTTTCAATGAACATACGACCACAGAAACCAACCTGCAACCCGGCTGAATTTTTGGCACACATCAATGTACCATCAGCCAAAATAGGTGTAAAATCGAAAGACTTACCATCAGCAGCGAACCATGTCTTATAATCTTCATACGACATAAAGGCATGACCTGTAAATCTAGGCGGAAAGTCCATTGTTTTTTCCACAAATCCGGTGTTCGCTGTTATGTACTCCGGCGCGGTGGTTTTTGACTCTAGCCCGCGAGCTATGTCAAGAAAGGTAGCGGTAATAGCTGCGGTAGTTGCCGGGTTGATCAATGCCTGAAACCCAGCCAGTGTTTTAGCAGCGGTGAAACTTTGAGCAGTACCCGGAAGCGAAACAATCAATCCTTTCATGTCTTTCAGAAAGTCTTTAGCCGTGCCATTGCCCGCGAATTTGAATGTACTCATAATTTTTTATGTATTAATGTAAGTTACTTGTAATGTGTATTTTAACAGGTAATGAGGAGACATATCAGCTTTTACCTGAACGTTCGTATCTTCGCCCCAGTCATAACCAGTGAATCCTTCGGCTCCTGTCATTCCAGTTATTTCAAACTGACTTGACATCAGCAAATCCATAACATCGCGCTGAACCTGATCGGTTGCTTCCATTCTTGAAAGTGATGGATACAAATTTGTAAGGTTAAGCATTAAGCAAAGCCAAACATCGGAGGTAAAAATATCCTTTGAATTGGCCGGTGAAGGTTGAACGTCAAAGAAACATTGAGCATCTTT